TCAGCCGTGACCGACTGCCTGCCACACCGACACGGCGAGCGCACCCACGGCCGTCACCGCAGCGATAGCTGGCAACGGCCATCGGGAGCGCTCGATCGCATCAAGCCGCCGCTCGTGATCTTCCAGCGCCTTGTCGGTTTGGTCGCCGCGCTGCACCAGGAGGGCGAGTTGGCCACGCTGCTCGGTGAACCCGACCTCCATCGTCCGCCGCAGCTCGGCGAGTTCGAGCGCGATCGACATCGACTCCGGCGGCGTCACTCACGATTCCCATCGTCCGTACGCAGCCAGCGCGGGAGCAGCCCTTGGACGCCGGGCAGTGCCATGACACGGGCGAAGCCACCCGCGACCGCCAGACCGCCCGCCACCCAAGGCAGAGACTCCGGGATCCCAGAGGCTGACACGATGGCCGGCAGCGTTACCGCGAAGCCGATCCCGGTCTGGAGCACCGTACGGGCGGTGCGCTTGCTGGTGTCCTTCATGGGTCAGCTCTCCTTGGTGAGTGCGATACCGAGCCGGTCGAGCGCCGCTTCGGCGCCTGTCTCCGCAGCGGCCTGGATCTCCGCCGCGTCCAGCCCGCCGCCCTTGGCGAGAGCTGCGATGGCGGCGGTCTGCGCGCCGACCAGCGCGACGAGCTGGGCGTGATGGGCGTCGCCGTAGCTGAGGAACACCCCTGCCGGACGGGTCGGGTCGGTGCCCTTTGCCGCCGTCGGGCTGGTCAGTCGGTGATCCCAGACCGCCTTGGCGTACTCCTGGGGGGTGGGCATGTCGTCCTCCTCGGTGGTGGTCGGTCGCGGGGCGCCCTTCTGCACCCACGCGTACAGAGCGGGCCCGGGGCACTCGGTGGCGTAGCCGTCCTTGTGGCCCTCGATCTCCTCGCCAGCACCGTCCTCGCGGAGCAGCTCGATGCCGTCGCGGATCGCCGAGAGCATGGCGTCGGTCGGCTCGGTCAGGCCCTCGTCGCCGACCAGGCCCACGACCGCGTAGTGCGCCTTGTTCAGGGGCTGGTTGCCGTTGGCCGCGGTGCGGCGGCCGAGGCCGCGCCCTTCCAGCAGGTAGCCGTGCGGGCAGGCCCCGTAGTTGTAGGCGATGTCCGAGTAGTCCTCGTCCGGATCGGCCAGATGAGAGGCGCGGATGGACTTCCACTCGGCGATGCACGCGGCATGGTCGGTGAGCAGCCGAGTACTCACCTCGGTCCCCTCGTAGTGGACCTTCACCCCCCTCGCGGTGGCCTGCAGCGGAGCCGCTGAGGCTGGCCAACCGAGTTGTGCACGCGTGACGAGCCGCGTCATCAGGCGCGCCCGGGCCTGGTCCACACCGCGGGCATGCCCTTGATCCCGTCGAGGTTCTCGCGGTAGACCAACGACGTGCGCCAACTGTGCCCAGGCCCGTCGTGCAGGACACGGGCGTTGATCGTGGTGGCGGACCAGACCCGGGTGACGATCGCCGGCGCCGTGGTGGCGCCGTTGTTCTCGGCGGGGTCGGCCACGACCAGGACGACGTCGCCAACCGCCGGAGCCAGCGGCGCGGGCGGAGCTCCATCGAGGGCCGCGTTGCTCGCGGCGACGACCGCCCAGTTCTTCGCCGCCCAGAGTTCGTCGAGTGCCTTCGTCACCTCCGGCCCCGTGAGGGTCTCGGCAAGCTGATGCGCCAGGTCGTGGAACGGTCGGCTCACCGCCTGGAGGTGCGCCGGCAGATGGTCGAACCGGAAGTTCTCGAGCACCCGGGCGGTGGCGGGATGGATCTCTACAGCCATTCGTGCCTCCAAGGGCATGCAGAAGCCCCGCGCCGGACGACGCGGGGCTCGATGAACGGGAACGTCAGAAAGTCGCGATCCCTGGGAAATCAGATGCCGGACCGGCGTCCCAGACGGTCAGCAGGCCCGGAGTGCCCGCAGTGCCGACCAGGATGAACGTGGCCGTGCTGCCGGTGTCCCAACTGGCGGTCAGGTAAACGGTGTCGGTGACCGTCGAGGAGGGCGTGACGAAGGTGCAGAAGTCGATGGCGTTGTTCCGGTTGGCTGTTCCTCGGTTGGCCACCGGGACGCTCTGAATGTTCCGGATAAGGCCGCCGCTCCGGCGGAGCCTCAGGAAGCACAGGTCAACGAGCGAAGCTGTGCCGTGCTGGATCATGCCGTGGTATTCGATCTTGTAGGCGCGCCCCACCGTGAACGTGGCGGACGGCGTCGTCACGACCGTCACCTCGGTCGTCGACGTGACGTTCGCCGAGTTCGCCGTCAAGGCTGCGTGCGCAACGACGTACGGCGACCGGTAGGTCAGCAACTCGTCGTAGATGACGCCGCCAGGGGGCACAACATCAGGCACGGGAGCCTCCTAGGGCAATGCGAGCAGGACGAGCGACGTGGACCGGAGAGTTGGCCAAATGGGACTTCGTCACGCCGTTGGCGGCGCGGACCACGGTGAAGGTCTGCGGTGATGCGACGCCGGTGACGTTGGTGACGGTCATCTCCTCGCCGCCCACGACGATGTTGAAGTCCACCTGGTGCACCCACAGCAATCCGCTGGAGACGGCGACCGACAACGAGGTCGCCGAGGAGCTGACGCCGACAGCGAGCGTGCTGGACTTGGAGTCGGCGATGCCCCGCACCGGGTCGTCTGTGACACCAACCTGGTACGGGCCCGCTGGCACGCATACGAAGTCGATCTCCCAGGTGCGCACGCCGATGCGCTCCTTATAGCCCACCACCAGCAGATCCACCGGTCCGGGCGGGAGGCCCTCGGGTAGGTCGGTGATGCGGATGAGGTCGCCTTCGGTGATGCCGAGCACCGTGTCGATCAGTTCCGGTGCCCTGTGCAGGCGGATCGTCAGCGACGGGTAGCGGGCCTCGTCCCAGGTGCCCAGATGCGCGAGCCAGGCCGCCATAGGCTCCGTCTGATCATCCGAGTAGACGTTCAGGGTGACGGAGTCGTCGTAGCGGCCCACCGATTCGATGGACAGCGGCCCATCGTGCACTTCGGCTCGGCCGGACGAGCCGCCCACCCTCTCCACCGTGACGTCATTACGCAGCGCCTGGTCGTCCTCCACCGGGTCGACGCCCGTCAGCCCACGGGACGCGAACGGGAGGGTGAGACTCGGCTGCCGGTTGTAGAAGGAGGTTCGCCCCCGGTAGCGCAGACCGATCTTGTCTCGGTCCTCGACGAGGATCCCCCCGTCAGCAGCCGCGCACTGCTCCAACTGCTCCAGCAGACTGGCCGGCCGTTGTGGGCCCATGCGGGCAGTCTCGCTCTGGACGCCTGTCACGAGGATCGGAAGGCTCTCCTCAGTGGACAGCCGGCGCAGGCGCGCAGCGGCAGTCTCACCCTGGTAGCCGTCGTCCGCGCCGTCCATGATCTTGGTATCGGTGGCTTGGAAAACGGCGAGGTGACCCATCGTCGTGCCATCCATGCCTGTGCCGAAGGTGCTGGACACGGTACGGACGCGGCCGACCTGACCAGCGTAAGAGCCGGTCACGAAGACACCACTGGCGCTCACGTTGAGCCAGGCCATATCGACGTCGACGTTGCCCCCGTTCTGCCGAGCGAAGACCCGGAAGCGGTTCTGGCTACCGAAGAAGTTCGGGGCGTTCCCCGCGTTCGAGTTCAGCAGGAGCAGCTGAGTGCCGTCTGGATCGAGGACCGTCAGCCGCACATTGTTTGTCTGGACCTGCACTGTGACTCGGGCGGCGGTCCCGCCCACGAGGGCAAGCTCGAAGAACGTAGCCAGCGAGCCAGGAGCGGTCGGCACACGGTAGACCAGCTCAACCTGCCACGGGCCGACCCCCGAGACAGGGGCTGGCACCTGAGCGAACATGGTCGCTCCGACCTGCACGACCGGCAGCGGAGCTGAGCCCGAGAACGAGTCGTCGCTCGCCATCTCGAAGTTGCTCAACTTCAGCGGCTGGACACCCGGGGTAGGGCTGTAGGCCTGCGTCGCCTCGTCATCGTCCTCCATCGGCCAGTACGCCAACAGAGTGCTGTCGGAGGGGATACGGCGGCGTAGCGTCGACTGGAAAGCCTTCGTGCCTTGGTTGAGACGCCGCAGGACTCCGGCACCCTCCCCTTCGACAAGGATGAGGTAGCCGGAATTGCCCCAGCGAGCGGGCCAGTCGCTGTACTCCCCGGTGAACCGGACGTACTCGTTGCTGATAGCTGCCCCGTTGGCCAGGGTCCAAGTGCGGCCACTGGCGTCCACGAAACTGGTGGCTCCGACGGATTGCACCGTGAAATCGACGCTGTCCACAAGTGTGCCGTTGATGCCGTTTCGGAGCTGCGCCGCGTACACGCTACCCACGGCGCCAGCGAAGACCACAGTGTCGAGGTCACCAACTACCAACGGAGCCGTGGACGCGAAAATCGCACCGGTAGGCATCGTGATGGTGGCGCCCAATTGAGCCCACGCGCCGCTGATCGACGGCGCCGTGTAGAAGGTTGTCGCGCCGGTGGCGTTGTCGCGGGTAACGCGGAGAGCTAGCCGGCCCGAAGGGGGGACGGGGACTACGGCTGTCGACTGGTACCCGGTGACCGCGCCGCCGTCGGTTGATGCGCGGAGAAGCAGCTTCCCGTCCGCTGCCACTGACATTTGCCACGACCGCTGATTGCCTGTGGTCAGGTATTTTCCGAACAGCTCGACCTCGGCGCCGCTCTGCCAGTTGAGCAGCGACACCTCGATCCGAGCGTCCAGGTTGCCCGCGATATTCAGAGCGGTAGCGCTGGGGGTCGTCGCGCGTGCAGTGGATGAGTCGTCAGGCAGTACCAGTCGCTGCGTGCCAGTCCGCACCGAGACCCGCAACGGCGTGTTCCGGGGCAGCAACCCGAAGTACTCGCTGCGCGGGTTCCGGTTGGAGAAGAGGCCCCTCGGGGAGCGCAAGGTAAGGGTGCAGGAGGCCGGGTCGACCGCCTGCCCTTCAGCCGTGCGCCCTCGCCTGTGGGTGATGACGTTCCCCAGCTGCGCGTACTGAGTGACGTCAGTCCACACCCCACCGATCCGGAAGGCGACATGAGTGCCAAGCGAGTCCTCTGGAAAGGCCATCAGCCGCCCCTCTTCCCAACGAGCACGAGGCCGGCGTCCTTGCCGCCCTTCTTCTGGATGCCGCGCTGCAATCGGCCGACCAGGTAGTCGTCCTCGGGGCGACCGGAGGACCGGATCTCCAACACCGTGCGCTGCACAGCGCCCGCGCGAGCCCGCGACGACGCCATGTCCCAGGAGCCCGCGGTCGGCGTCTCGACAAGGCTGGCCATGCTCCGGTTGACCGCAGCACGCTGACCCTCGACCCCCTTGATCAGGCCCTGTCCTGTGTACCGGCCCACCAGCGCCATCACCCGCGAGGGGGACTTGATTCCGAGGGCCGCGCGGATGGCCTTCGACATGCCGCGCGCGATCGTCAGCATCTGCCGCTCGATGGCCGTCTGCTGTGACTGGAGGCCCTTCACGAGGCCCTGAGCGGCCCGGATCCCGGCTCCGTACATCGCGTCGCCGGCCGTCGCCCCTGCCTGGTTCGCCGCCCTCACGAGTGCGCCCTGCTGGCTGTTGATCTGCTTGATCTGGCCCGAGTTCGCGTTGGCCAGGGCAGCAGCCGCAGAGGAGCCGCCATCGACTCCGGCCTGAGCGATCTGCGAAATCAGGTCCGACCTGACGCCCTTCTTTCGGAGGGCGGCGAGGTTCTTCGCGAAGGCCTGCGCGGCCACCGTGTCCGCCCGCAGGCCGACGAGAATCGACTCCGCGGTCTGTGGCCAGCCGCCGGTGTCCTGGCCCGTGATGTTCGCGGAGTCCAGCACCCCCTTGGCGACATCGGCCGCGAGAGTCTCCCGAGCCTTCCGCAGGTCGTCCAGCCGCTTCGTGGACGTCTTCAGCCGGGCCGCGAGGGTCTCCTCGCGCTTGGCGAGAGCGAGGAGCTGCCGCGTGCCGGTGCCCAGCTTGGCCAGCGCGGCCGATCGCTTCTTGCCCGGCTTGAGGCTGTCCGCGATGATGTCCGCGAGCTTCCCGGACGCCGCCTTGACCTGCTTCGTCGACCCGGTCAGCCCGTCGATCAGACCACGGGCGATCCAACGGCCCTGCGCCCGCGTGACCTTGGACGGGGAGTTGATGCCGAGGGCCTTCGCGATCGGCCCCGGAATCACGTCCTTCGCCCAAGAGATGAGCTGGGACTTGATCCAGCCGCCCATCGAGCTGATGCCGGACCACAGGCCGTGCACGATGTCCATGCCCTTGGAGACCAGCAGATCGGACAGCGAGCCCAGCCCGGAACTGATGCGCCCGGGCAGCCCTTTGACCCATAGGACGAGTTCCAACGCCTTGCGGACCGCGGCGTCCTTCATCCGGCCGAAGTAGCCGCTGACCAGGCTGGGCAGTCGCCCGAGGAACTTGACCGCGCCAAGGATCAGGCCGACGGCGGACATGATCTTGTTCCAGACCCAGTCCCAGATCTTGCCGGTCCACTTCTGGATCGTGGACCAGTTCGCGATGATCAACGCCACCAGGCCGATGACGATGGCGATGACCCAGCCGACCGGACCCATCGCGATCAGCCACTGAGCAGCCATGATCGCGGCCCACGCGACCGCCCGCGCGGCCATCAGGACGAACTGCGCGACCGTCGTAGCCGCCACCCGAATCACCGACAGCAGCCACGTCGCCGTCATCCTGGCCGCCGAGGCAGCCCACACAGCGGCCGTACGCAGCGCATTGGCCGTGGCAGAGGCCGCAACGGCGACAAACGAGCCGATCGCACGGCCCTTCATCATCAGCCAAGCGCCAGCCGTACGGAGCGAAGCCCCGACCTGGATCGCGGCACTCCTGACCGAGGCCGCACCGGTGGCCGTCCACCCCCACACGACCCGGCCAGCTGCGACGGTCGCCGTGACACCCATCAGGACCAAGGCGGGGACAAGGACACCAGCGATGACAGCGCCCGCGATCTTGAAGGAAGTTGAGTGCTCGCGCACGAAGGCGCCCAGCCGGATCATCGCGGGGATGGCCTGGCCGCCGATGAAGTCCACGAGTTGCTGCATGGCGCCGCGCTTGAACTTCTCGATGTTCGCGGACGCCGTGTCGTGAATGCCCTTGCCCAGCCTGTCGGCCGCCCCAGCCGCCTTGTCCATCCCGGACGCAGCGGCTGCCGACGCCGGATCGAGGGCCAGCAGCGCATCGCCCATCACGATGCCTGGGTCGCCGAACAGCGCTTCGGCGGCGGCGAGCCTGTCGGCCCCGTCTTTCGTCTTACGGAGGGCGTCCGTAGTCATCTGGAGCGCTGGACGCCGATGGGCCGCCTCTCAGCTTCGCCACGACATCGTCGGCTTCAGACCAATGCCTTGACGCCGCCTCGACCGGCTCCCGCCAGCGAGGGCCCGCTCACCGAACTGACCGATAGCGTCCGCGACTTGATCGCTGTCGCGAGCGCCCTTGCCGATGGCCTGCGTAATGAGGCCGATGGAGGTCTTACCGTCCAGGCCGACCCGCTTGAACTGGACGCTGTACTCGTTCAGCGTGTCGAGGAAGTCGTCCGCTTTGTTGATATTGGTGCCGAACCCGGCGGCGATCAGGTCCAGGGCCTGCGTGGCGTCCTTCGCCATGCCCGTCTGGATCATCTGCTTTGCCGCGTTGACGACCTTCACCAGGTCTTGGCCGAAGAGCGAGGTCAGGTCGGCGACCTTCGTGCTCACCTTCTGGATGTCGGCGTTCGTCGCGTCCGCGTCGATCAGCCCGGCGCCCATGACGCTGCCGATGGTGTCGGCCGCCGTCTGGAAGTCTTCGGTGATCGCCTTCGCGTACAGCTGGCCCGCGACGTGCCCGTACCGCTGTGCCTGCGCCGGCGTCTTGTTGAGCTGCGCGCCGAGTCGCGCCGTGATCTGGTCTTGCTCCAGCGCCTGCCCGAACGCGGTCATGAGGATGGCGCCGGCTGCGGCGCCCGCGCCGAGCGCCACAGCCTGCAAGCGGGACAGGCCACCCTCGGCCTGGTCGACGGCCGCGTCTGCGCCGTCTGCCGCGCCGTCGGCGAGCCCATCGCCGAGTGCCGCCCCAGCCTGCTGCCCGCCACGGCGTGCCGCCGCCTCCGCGTCGAGAGAGGCAGCCGTGACGGCGTCGACAAGCTGCGCCTGCATGTTCCGCCACTGACCATCGGCGCCGCGGACGAACCCGTCCCCGAGCTGCTGTCCCGCCTGCTGACCAGTGCGGTCGGCATCGGCGCCCATGCGCTGCCCGGAGGTCCGCAGAGCGTCCTCGGCGCGACGCAGGCCAGGGTTCACCGCCCGGTCATCGACGCTGAGGATTGCGTTGAGTTCACCGACGGTGAGCGACACGATCGGTCACCTCCTGGGATTGCGGGGGTTTTTCTCGGGAGGTGGCGCGAAGTGCCGGTGCAGGCGTGATTCAGCGGAGAGGAGTCCGAGGACACGGGCCTGGAACCAGCGCCATGACCGGCGCTGGAGGATGCCGTCTCCCACGTCGATCCCGTAGGTCTCGTGGAAGTCGGTCTCGATGAGCAGCCACTGCTGGAGCAGCCGCTCCCAGGTCAGGTTCTTGAACCCTTTCGACGACGACGTGAGCCCGCCCTCGTACCACTCGTAGAGCCCGGTTGCCTCGTCGAGTTCGCCGCGGCCGACGCCGAGCCATCGCGCTTCTCCTGCCGACGGGCCGCCCGGTTCACCGCTTTTCCCGGCTGCTGCCCCGTCCGCCAGAACTCCTGAGCGGTGGCCTTGTCGGTGGTGATCCAGAACATGGCCGTGAGCGCAACGTGCTTGAAGGGACCCCACTTCACGTCGGCCAGCAGCGTGTCGTAGGCGTCACCGAGGCACAGACGAAACAGGTCCCTCTCCTCCTCGTCGTTCAGGACCTGGGTGTCCGGCGCCTTGCCGCCAGCTGCGAGCCGAGCAGCAAGGGTGGTGACCCTCTCGACACGGATGCCGTCCTCGGCGGACGGGTCCTCGATCCGATAGACGCGGATCTCCCCGTCGCGACCTCTTACGGGGAGATCCAGGTAGTCGTCGAGGAACGCGTCGAGTGCCTCGAACGTCTCGTCGCCCGCCATCACGGGGCCAGCGGGTTGGTGATCGGGACGAGCGGACCGTCGCCGGTGAACTCGATGTCCGTCTCGCCCAAGGCGGTGTACTCGCCCCCGGCCGGCTTCCAGTTCGGGATCGCCTTGCCCTGGTAGGCCTCGGGCAGGCCGTTGCGGTTCATGTAGCGGAGGCGGATCTTGTTCGCGTCGCCGTACGCGTAGTGCGCGAGCCGGATCGCCTCGTGCACCGGGTTGTAGATCTTGACGTCCTTGTTCGCCTTGCGGCGGATTTTGATGGTGATCTTCCAGGACTGGGCGGTCTTCTCGTTGCCCGCCCAGCCGTCCGAGTCGTAGTCGGAGGCGTCCTCGATGTTCGGCTCGGACTCCGGCTGGAACTCTCGAATGCCCGGGCAGAGCTGCCAGTCGGGCACGTCGTCGGTGCCCATGTTGATCTCCAGCCGCCACTCGCGTGCGAGCTCGGTCTCCTCCGTGGGGGTCGACACAGGGGCCTCCTCAGTCGTTCAGGTGGGATCCGAACCGCACGGTCCGGAAGTAGTAGTTGCCGGTCAGCTCCATGCGCCCGCGGCTGTCCTGGCCGATCCATGCCTGGCTGTTGCGCCAGGAGATCTCCACGCGCACGCTGCGGGCATCCCAGCTCAGGCGGTTGTGCAGCACGGTGAAGACGTCGTTCGCCAGCTGGACAAGGTCGAGGGGGTTCGTGCCCGCGCGCATGCGCACCTGGATGCCGGTCACCGAGTCCGTCGAGTTGTCGTCGGCCACCGGATACGGGGTCAGCGCGAGCACTCGATCCGGGCCGTCCGGCATTCGACCGAGGACGATGCCCGTCCCGTCCGCAGGCAGTGCGCCCGACGGCGAGTAGGCGCCGACGCTCTCGGCCGTGAGCAGCTCGGCCACGCCCGCCAGGAGGTCGACGTCGTGGGTCTCCGAGCTCACCGCAGCGCCCGCCTGACCTGCGCTGCGATCAGCGCCTGGGAGGTATTCCGCTCCGCGTTGAACGGGGTCTCCAGGTACTTCGCGGTCCTGCCCGGCGCGTGCTGGTAATCCATCTCCTCGTGCTGCCGGACCGCGTACGGGGTGTCGTAGCTGACCGTCGCGGTCAGCGACCCCGGGTCCACGCTCGCCGTCCCAGACCGTTGAAGTGCGGACTCGTCCAGTGGGACCACATTGTTGCTCTCCCCAAGGACGTGCTCAGCGGCGAGGAGTAGACCCCGCGCAGCTCCCTCCCGCATCGCCCGTGTGGCCAGTTCCGCGTTGAAGCGCAGCCGGTAGCTGGGCACACAGATCACCTCATTCGAGCTGGATTTCCAGGTGGTTGGGGGTGCCGAGCGTCTTGCCGTCGCGCCGCTTGGCCTGGATGACCGTGGTCTTCCGGCCGCCGGGGAGCGTCACCCGGGACAGGGCCGGAGCCTCGGTTTCGAGGTCGGCATACGCGGTCGACGTGGACGTGACCTGCTCGCCGCCGGGTGTCCGTACGGCGCGTGTCTGCTCGTCGAGCAGGCACCGCACCGCGGTTGGCGGACCGTACAGGTGGCTCGTGCTGGACTCCCCTGCGTACGGCTCCACCGTGATCTCGTGGATGAAGTACCGGCGAGGGATCCGCCTCACCATCAGCAGCCACCCGAGTAAGCGACCCTGCGGAACTTGTCGCCGGGGAGGTTCTGGAGTGCGCGCACGAGCTTGGGCGCGTAGTAGTCCGGCCCGGACCGGTTGTCGCCAGCACCGAACTGCAGCGCAACCGAGCCGAGCTGGACGCCCTGGAGCGGACCGCTGATGTCGGTCTCCTCGCCGACCTCACCCCAGAACTCCACCTGCGCGCAGACCGCTTCGGCGAAGGCCTCGATGACCTCGGCGTCGGTCGGCATGCCGTCGTCGTCGACGTCGTACACCGCGGGCCCCAGGAAGTCGCTGTCGAGTAGATCGGTCGCGCGCTCGAGGAGCTTCACCGCGTCCAACGGCGGGGCCGCGTGCAGGAAGTTCGCGAGCTGGGTGGTCGTCGCGTACGAGCGAACGTCCGCCATGACCGCAGGTGCCGGCGCGACGGACACGACCTCGTGCTGCACGGAGGCACCGGTCCCCGTGACCGTCCACGACAGCCGCCAGATCCCGGCCAGCGTGTAGCTGACGGGAGCTGTCCAGGTCGCCCCGTCGTCGGACCCCGTCACGACGGGCGTCACGACCGACCCGTCAGGGCGCGTCACGACAAGGCTGGCGCCCGTCGTGACGCCCGCCGGAGCCACGGTCAGACTGGCCGTGACGAGATCTCCGACATCGGGCATCGTCAGCCTCCGCTCGTTGTGGTGGCCGCCAGGAGCGGGCCAGTGCCGGACGTCGACAGGCCCGGGCCGCTCGTGCTCGGAGTGAGCACCGGACCGGACGTGCTGGGGGCAAGGTGGTCGGCCGGCTGCTGGCGCCGACCGATGAGGACGAGCGCCTGGCCGTGCTCGACCGCTGGCGTGATCCGCACCTTCGGGCCGATGAGAGCCCGCGACACCTCCGCAGCCCTACCGAGCGCGCAGGTCTTCGTCCCTCTGAAGGGCTGCGCGGCTTCGAACCCAGCCGCCGCCGACAGACCTCGAGTCTTCAGGCGCCCGACGGGCAGCGTGCCCGCCAGCTCGATGGCCCGCCCGAGCGCGAGCAGAGACTGCGCGCCGAACTGCTGCGCCTCGACGGCCTCCACAGCCGAAGTAAGGTCCAGCCGCTTTCCGCCGACGAGTGGCCGGGCCGTGCTGGTCTCGTCCGCAGGGGCGATGGCCCCGGGCACGAGCAGCCGCTCCGCCTCGACGACCTCGGCTGCGGCGACCAGCTGCGCGCGCTTGCCCGCGGCGAGGACCTGGGCCGTGCTGAACTCGCCCGCCGTTCCCAGGGCTCGTGTCTTGCGGCCCGCGACCGGCAGCGCGGACTCAACCGCCAGGACGGCGGTCAAGGCCTGCGACTTGCGACCGGTGACGGGCCGAGCCTCGTCCGTCTCCGAGCCCCGGCCGAGGACGGCTACGGAGCCGCCAGCCAGGCCGAGCGCCTCGGATTCCTCGACAGCGGTAGGGAGTTGCCGGGCCCTCGACTGGACGAAGGGACGTGCTGTCGACGTCTCCTCGGACGGCACGAGGGCCCGGCGCCGACCGCCTGCCAGCGGCCGTGCGGTCGCGGTCTCGGCCGCCACGGTGAGACCGGCCGCCTTGACCCGGCCGAGTGGCCGAGCCTCCCCTACCTCACCCGCCACACCCACCGTGCGGGCCTTCACACGGCCCAGGGAACGGGCCGTGCTGGTCTCTTCTGCCGCGACCAAGCCAGACGCCGGAGCGAGCGGCACGGCCGTAGCTGTCTCCTCCGCGACCGGCAGCACGGCCATCTTCGCGGAGCCGAACGACCGGGCCGCCGCCGACTCGACTGCAGTGCCGAGCGCCAACTGCTTCCGGCCGGCCGGAGACTGGGCGGTCTCGGTCTCGGCCGCCGGCAGGAGCGCGCTGGCCTTGGCCCGGCCAAGCGGTCGCGCGGCTCCGGTCTCTGCGGCCCGCCCGAGCGCGGCAGACCGGGAGCCGATCAACGCCCGGGCCTGGTCAGTTTCCGTCGCGACGGTGAGCGCTGCCGTCTTGGCCTTGCCGAGGGGCTGCGCAGCTTCAGGTTCTCCTGCGGGCGCGAGTGCGCGGGAGCGGGAACGACCGGGTGCCTGCGCGCTGTCGACCTCGCCAGTCGCGCCCAGGGCCAACGACTTCCGGCCGACGAGAGACTGCGCGGTATCAACCTCGCCCGCCAGGACGAGCGCGGCGGACTGACTGGCCCCAGTGTTGAAGCTGTCGAACTCAGCGACGTCGTCGACGCCTCCGTCGCGGTGGGCGATGAGCTGCACCTGGAGGTTGGTGTCGCCCACCCACCCAGGGCTTGCCGCGGTGCGCCGGTTGGTCCACGTGATGCCATCCGGCGAGGTATCCCACAGCAGCTGGCCGCCGGTCTCCCGGATCCGCAACCACGCGTGCGCGGTCGCGTCGTAGGAGATAGCGGCCTGAGCCGGGTCGAAGTACCCGGTGCGCACCGCCATGATGAGGTTGCCCGTGATCGCGGACACCTCGAAGATCGCATCCGTGCCCAGAGTGATCGTCTGGACCAGGAGCTGCGCCCACGCCTCCACGGTCGCGCCCCCGGCCGCGGGCGGCCACATGCGGACGTGCACGCCGGACTCGCGCAGCCGGTATGCCTCGGCCGACGCGTAGGCGTTGTAGGCGGTGTTGCAGGCGACGCGCGCCCGCCCGCCGACCTCGCTGTACCCGCCCGGGTCGTAGCTGTCGGGCCACTTCGCCGGGTCGACGACGCCGTCGTTGAAGGTATCGGCAAGCGCCGAGAAGGGGACGCCTGCGAGCGGGACCAGGGTCTGCGCGGAGTTCGTCTCGGTGGCCGTGCCGAGGGCGATCGACTTCCGTCGCCCCAGGACCTGCGCCGTACTGGTCTCGGCCGAGAGGGCGAGCGCCTTCGTCTTCCTCCGGGCGAGAGCCTGACCTGAGTCGGTCTCCGAGCCGAGAGCGAGCGCTTTCGTCTTGGTCTTGCCGGCAGCCTGCCCGGTGTCGACCTCCGACGCGGTTCCGAGGGCCGCGGTCGTGAGCGGGATGGTCTCGACGAGGGCCCACAGCGCGCTGACTCGACGAGTCGTCGCCTGCGAGACGTTGGTGCGGTAGCCGATCTGCGCGGTGTCGAGGAGCGCCTGCGTCCACGCGCCCCCGGCCTGCGGATCCGTGTAGCTGGTCAGCTGGTAGACGTACGGAGCCGCGGACTTCTGTGACGCCCACCCGTTCAGCGCGACGCTGACCGATCCGGACTCCAGCACGGTGCCAGCAGCCTGGCTCTTGATCCGGTAGACGAGGGAGGCGGCCGTCGCCGCGTTCGAGCCGATCCGGGCACCGACCTGGACGAGCGCGACCCGCTCCCCAGCGCCGATCCCGGCAGTCGCTGACGAGTCCAAGTTGACGTCGTCGATCGTCGTCGTGCCCGTCGCCGCGGTCTCGTTGTAGCTGGTCGCGTCGTCGGGGGTGGTTTCGCTGATGCGCGTGTAGTTGTTGCCCGCACCAGCGGTTCCGCCCACTGCGGTGCCGAAGAGGTTGTTGTCGCCCGCCGCGTTGGGCTTCAGGTGGACGATGTTGCCCGGGCCCGGAAGCCCGGTTTGCACGCTGCCCGTGGTGTCGTTGACGGCGACGTCGTCGATGTGGAAATCGCCGCTCACGGCGGTCTGCGCGCCGACCCTGACCCTCGACCAGCCGTTGATGTTGGAGCACACCGTGCTGGAGAACTCGACGCCGTTCACATAGCCCTTGAAGGCGCCGGTGACCGAGCCGGCCGTGCCCGCGGTGTCGGTGTAGTCCAGCTCGATGCGGTACCAGACACCCGTCGACAGGGCGGCGGAGGCGGTGCCGATGTCGGCCGCGGTGAAGCCGTCGCGGAGGGTCAGTACGCCGGTTGTCTTCAGGCGGAGCAGCCCGGGGAAGTAGCCGGACTGGCCGATGCCGTAGATGTTGCAGTCGGCGGACGGCAGGGTGGTGATGCGCAGGTAGAAGCGGTGAAGGGTGCGCTTGACGGTGCCGGAGTCGATCTGCTGCTCGACGTACTGCGTTGCGGCGCTGGGGTTGATCCGGAGGGAGGCGGCGCCGGCGCGGTGGACGGTCGTTGAGATCGTCGGGGTGCCGGTGACCGAGAGAACCTCGACCCCTGCGGTGACCGACTGGAGCTCGAACCCGCACGTCCACAATCGCGCCATCGTCGGCCTCCCCGGAGGATCAGGCCGCTGAGCTGGCCCGTACGAAGTCCGTGATGGTCAGCGTGAAGTCGGTGCCGTCCGGCGTCATGGTGACGTCGTGCTTCGTCAGCGGGATCAGGTCCGCATCTGTGCCGCCCGTGGTGTCCGGGTCGTAGCAGATGACCACTGCGGAGATCGCGTTTCCGGTGGCTGCGGTCCAGGTGACGTCCGCGCAGTCGATGTTCACGCGGTCGTTGGTGTCGTCGACCGTTGCCGTGACCGTGGCCAGCGTCTTTCTGCCCATGGTGGTCTGCTCGTTGGACGCGCCTCCGAGGAGCGCGCCCAGGTCGTCGTAGTCACGCATCGTCGAGTCGCCGACGATGCCGCTCGTTTCGATCGGCACCATGATCAAGGCGTCGTTGGTGGCGGGCAGCCCAGCCAGGTAGGTCAGCCGCCCGAGTGCGATGTTGAAGACGATGTTGGCCATCGTGAGAGTCCTCCAGGCATGCGGAAGGGGGCCCCGAAGAGCCCCCTCGCCGCAAGTCGATCGGCTATGCAGAGCAGCCGATGATCTCGATGTCGTAGGTCACCGGCGTGCCAGACGACGAGTTGGCGATCTTCAGCAGGTCTGCCGTGGTAGCCGTGACCGCGTATCCGATCGCGTCGGCCGCCCCCGTCCCGACCGCCACGAAGGCTCCCGGCCGCAGGGTCAGCGTGTGCGTCGCCCCGAGCAGCGTGATCCACGGCGCCGAAGCTGCCGCGCCGACGATCACGTTGTTGGTGTTCCCGGCCGCTGCCGCGATGATCAGGCCCTTGATCCGGGCGAAGGTGACCGCCGTGCCGAACGCATCGAGGAGCACGCCGGCTAGGTCGAGGTCCTCGGTCGCAGAAGCGGCGAGCGTGCGCCGATCGGACCAGATTCGGTCCGCCTTACCCGCCCCCGTGCCGCTGCCGAGGGTCATCCTGCGGGCCAGGATCTGCGATGCCCGACCCGTACCGAGGTCGAGCGCTGCGGTCAGTTCACCAGAAGCCTGGACGGCAACGGTCGCACCTGATGTGAGAGGCATATCCGGTCCTCCTGATCAGTTCGCGATGACGAGCGGCACAGCCCGCTTGAAGGCGGGTGTGGCGATCGTCGCCGGGGCTGTCGCACCGATGCCCGAGCCGGACGTCTGGGAGAGGTTGCCCTCACCCGTCAGGAAAGGCTTCGCACCGACCGATCCAACGAGGGTCGGCACCGTGGAGGCGGCGATGGCGAGCGCCGCGTAGTAGATGCCCGACTTGGTGATCCGCTGCGCCGTCGCCAGCGCGAACGTCTTCGCCGTGTCCGCTGCCCACGCCTCGTTCGTCTTGTCCGCGGACTGCGCGAGCAGCGCGCCGGCCCCGTTGTACAGCGCGGCGATCTGGTTGGTGAGCGTGCCGCCCGCCGTACCCGCGCTGATGAACGTGAGGTTGGTGATGAGGTCGCCGTCCTGCAGATACAGGGCGACGGAGCACATCACGCCGGTGGCTGCGGCCGGGACGTCGTCCAGGCCCACGCGCGGCAGGTTCACCCGGTGGAAGACAGCCTCCGGGTCCGGGCGGTTGGCCGAGTTGAGCCAGCCGAACTCGTTGCGGGGGTTCCCCTTGAATGCGCCGAGGAGCGTCACTGCCCGGCCTCCTTCTGGTCGTCCCCGGCCGGAGCCGCAGGCGTCTTGGCCGCGAGGAGATCCTCGCGCTTGCTGGTGATGCCGACGCGCGGCTTCTTCGCGGCGGCCTCCGCGTCCAGGACGCGGGTCGCCTCGTCGAGGTCGGCCTCGTCGAGGTGGGCCAGGACGTCCTCGACGCCGTGCTGCGCAGGATCGAACGGCTCCGCCGAGCTGCCCGGATTGCGCTGCCCCACGATGGCCGTGACGATCTCCTGGGCGCGCTCCTCGTCGGTCTTGCCGTCGGAGAGAACGACGCCGTAGCCCTGCCGGCGGAAGTACTCGATCGCTGCACGCCCCTCCTTCGTGGAGTCGTCCACGAAGGCAGTGCCCTTGCTGAACTGGACGCCGGCGGACTCGCCGCTGTACGAGCGGACGGGCGCCTCGATGCGGTAGTTATTCATGCTGGTCACCGCACCTTCACGTTGCGCAGGACACCGCAGGACTTGGTGTTCTTGAGGACGGCCGCAACCGGGCCCATCTCGACCTCGCCGCTCTTGACCGCGCCCGGCTGGGTGAAGTCCGGCAGGTAGGTCTCGACCAGCGGGGAGCCAGCCATCGACGCGCCGTGGAACGCGTCCAGGCCGAGGCTGACGGCGTAGATGTCGGTGAGGCCGGTGATGGTGCCGCCCGCGCCGCCGCCGTCGGTGTCCGCCGAGCGGATCGGGATGATCGGGGCGGAGCCGTCGGCGCGGTCGCCGAGGTCGACGAGGACCCAGTTGCCGTACCGCATGATCAGGTTGCCGAAGCTGTCCTTCTCAGCCGTGTACTGGTTGGCCCGCCGTGCGAGGGACTGGATTCGGGCGATCGACTTGGTGTTGCCGAGGATCGCCTTCACGCCGGCCGGGACGGAGCCGTCCGCGCCGGTGTCGCCCGAGCCGGTCTGGGAGCCCATGATTCGCGACAGGAAGTCGTCGAACGCGTCGAACGCGCTCATGGCGATGTCTTCGGTGGTCACCGTGGCCGGCGACCAGTCGAGGTACCCGGTCGCGATGCCCTCGGCGAGCGGCAGGTATTCCGTGCTCTGGCCCACCAACGCCTTGTCGAGGCCGTCGAAACCGGCATCGTCCACGGCGATGTCGCCGAGGATCAGTTCCTGCTGGAAGCGGGTCCGCATCGCGGTCAGCTTCTGAGCCAGCTGGAAGGTGATGCTGTTCGACGCGGCCGGACCGAGGCGGGCCAGCTTCCGGTCGACGGAGAACGCGCCACCGAGGGGGTGGAGTTCCACGAACTTGCGCTCGCTGGTCGCCTGGCTGGGGACGTACTCCTCATTGAACCGGCGGAACGACACGCTGCTCGGTGCGAGGAGTCGGGTGTAGCCGTAGGAGAGGGAGCTGTCGCCCGTGCCCGGGGTCGCGGTGTCGTCCCAGACGAAGTTGTTGAACAGCCAGCTGTTACGCCGGAGGTTGTCGATGACGGCGAAGTCGATGTCCGCCTGGGTGTTGAGCTGCGCCTGAGCGAGCGTCACGGGCATGGGGTACTCCTGAGGTCAGTTTCCGTAGTGGTTCGCGATCGCGCCGGAGAGCGATCCGCCGCGCTGTTTTGCAGCGCCTTCGCCGGTCCCGCCGGAGAGATCGGCGCCGGACTTACCCGCGGGCGGGGTCACGGCGAAGGCCTTGTTGCCGTCGACCGCGTCCTTGATTGCCTTGTCGAGGTCGGTCTGGAAGCCCTTGTCAGAGGGGTCGAGTTCGGAGATCGCGGCGACGAACGAGCGCGAGTCGAGTAGGGCGCCGGCCTTCGCCTTGAGCTTGTCGGCCCGCGACCAGACGGCGAGTTCGACGTCCTTCGCGCGCAGGGACGCGTCCTTCTGGGAGAGCGCGGTGTCCTTCTGTGCGATGGCGTCGGCGAGCGCCTTCGGGTCCGGCGGGGCGTCGTCCTTGACGAAGCCGAGCGCCTTGCCGAGCTGCTTCGTGAGGGCGGCGACCGCGTCGTCTGCGGCCTGCTTCTTGGCGTCCGTGCGTGCCTTGCCCGCCTCCGCGCGCGCGTCTGTGAGTTTCTTCTCCAGCCGCTTGACCTTCGCGGCGTCGTCCTCGCCGTCCTTGCCCTGGTCGCCCTTGCCGGAGCCGCCCGCGCCTTGGCCGCCGTCACCGCCGCCGGAGTTGCCGCCGTCACCGGATCCGCCGCCGTCGCCTGAGTCGCCGTCACCGTCCGCGCCGCCGCTGCCGGATCCGGAGCCGTCGCCGTCCCCTCCATCCGCGTACAGGAACGGGGAGAAAGGGCCGCGACCATACGGGTGCGCCCACCCGGAGCCTCCGAGGCCACCGAGCCGGGGCAGGGTCTTCTTCCGCATACGCCCTCCAGGGCATGAGTCGCCCGCGCCTGGCGGGCTTCGAGTAGGGGCCGCGCCAGGCGTGCCCGTGGTGGTGCTGTACGGCCCGCACCAGGCGGGCCATCAGGAGTGACCCGCACCAGGCGGATCGGTGTTCCCCGTCCGCACCAGGCGGCCGGAAGTCTGAAAGGGCAGCCGCTGCTGCGCTGTGGTGGATACGTTCGGGGCATGACCGTTCAGATCAAGCTCATCGGCCAGGCGGAGCCCGTGCAGTGGAAGGACGAGAAGCCTGCACGGCCCTCGTTTCGCGAGTACTCGTACTGGTGTCTTTCCAGCGGAGCTCTGCGCATTGACGTGACCGTTCAGAACGTCGATGACGAGGGCCACCAGAGCCAATACGGAACGACGACAGAGATCGTCTATGGGCCCCATGCCTGGGAGCAGGTCGAGGGAGACGGTGAAACTGGGGCCTGAGATCAGCGGGCGCTCGCGACCTGCTCGCGGTGTCTCTTGCGCGGCAGCCCGGTCTCGGCGACCAGCTCGCGGATCCGGCCCTGGTACTCGCGGATCTTCGCGTTGGCCCGGGCCTTCTTCGTGTCGTCCATCGCTCCGGCTGCCTCGCGTTTCCACCGGCGGACCTGGCGCTCGAGGTAGCGCTGCTTCTGCGACTGCTCGTACGTCGCGCGGGTCCGGTCTGCCTTCGGGCCGGGAGGCCGGGTCAGGCCGGGCAGATAGATCGAGACGCTGTGCCGGCAGTTCGGATGGAGGAGCCCGGCCGCGCGCGCCTCGGGAAGGCTGCCGGCCACAGAGACACTGACCATGCGGTCGTCCTCAGTGGCGTGCTCCATCTCCACCGTGCCCTTGCCGGACGGCCCGTCTCGCCGCAGCACCTTCCCCTCCCAGGGACGGCAGCGCTCGCACTCCTCCGGCGAGTCAGACACGATGACCAGCTCGATCCCAGCGGCCGCCAGGCGGTCGGTGTGCGCCTCCACGGCCGCGCGCCCGAGCGCGGACCGCGTGGCCATCTCCGCGTACGACGTCAGATTCCAGGACCGGCCGGAGCGGTCCACGAATCCGGTCACACCCCGACGGGAAAACGCCTGCAACGCCCGCTCCGCAGCCTGGCGCCGGGTGATTGCTCCCAGCAGCGGGGCCGAGGTGGCTTCCGCGATGACCTGCCGGTAGACGTCCAGGCCTGTGCGGAGGATCCGAGAGTGCGTCGCTCCGGTCTCCTGGATGAGAGCTGCGGCGAGCCGGTCCACGGCAGCCGCTGAGGGCAGCGCCTGAGCGGCGACGAGGGCCGGGCCGGTGGCGACTGCCCCCAGCTCGAGGATCGCCGCTTGCTGCCCCCGGTCGTACGCCTTGGCGACAGCCTGTTGGATCGCGCCCGTGGTATCGGCCTGGAGGGCCGCGATGATCTCGACGATCGCCGTCTGGAGGTTGCCGAGCGCGGCCAGCTTCAGCTGCACCCACATCGGGGAGTCGATCCCCTCGGCCAAGGCCCTCGTGACCTTCTCGATCAACGCGAGTTCGGCCTGCTCGTACAGCTTTGAGACGGCGGCCGCGAGGTCCTCGGCCATGTCGGGGCTGACCGGCATCTGGTGCCCCCCATCACTCCCCGAAGGCGGGTCTGTCCGCGCCGAACGTGAGCGGATCCTCGACCAGGCGGCCGGTCTCCTTCAGGATCCGGCCGACTTCCTCCCGCTGCGCCGTCTCGTCCCAGTCCGGGTGAAGCAGGGCGACCTTCGCCTCGGTCGACGCGGCCTCCGCCTGCTGAAGCAGCGAGGCAGTCTCGGCGAGCGACTTGATGTCGTCCTGCACGCTGTCCTGGAAGATCACCTCCGGGCGCTCGACCTCCACACCGGTGACCCCAGGGAACATCCCGCTGGCCTCCAGCATGAGGATCACCTCGGTGATGTCGGCGATGCCGACCGCTCCGAGCTCCGTCTTCCGCGCGCGGGTGGACATGCTGCGCGCACTGCGGGCCTTGATCTCCGTGGCCGTGACCGCAGGCCCTCCGGAGTCATCGCCGAACGTCCCGCCGCTGTAGCCCGCGTTCCGGATGACCTTGCCGACCAGCTCCTCGATCGTGGCCCGGTGTTCCTCGTGCCGGATCATGAACTGGTTCAGGGTGATCTGCTGATCGCTGGTGGGCGGCACGTTCATCGGGGCGTAGACCTCGCGGTCCTCCCACGTGGCGCCCTGACCCGGGCCGTTGTTCAGGAGGTAGCCGGACGGGACGATGATCCTCGACTTGGCGAGGCGGATGTCCCGCATCCAGCTGGAGTACGTCTCGTCGATCGAGGAGAGGAAGCCTTCGGCGCCCTGGTAGTCCGAGGCGCCGAGGCCGACCGCTCCGGGCAGGTCCCGCCAATCCCCGGCGATCATGGTGTTGGGGATGTACGTGCAGGCGAGCTTCTTGCCGATCGGCAGGACTCGGGACGGGAGAAGGTTCTCCGTCTGAGACTGCGACTTCAGGCCGATCGGCTTGCCGAGGTTGTCCTCGCTGCCCTCGTACACCTCGTGGAGGATCAGCCCGGGCTCATGGCGCTCAACGTGCCGGATGACCTTCTGGCCGTCGACTCCGAGGACTCTCCAGAGGGTGACCGCGCGCAGCTTGTCGCCGTACGCGAACTCTGGGGCGGCGCCGTCCGCGTGGACGAGGGAGGCCCATGGGCGGTCGGAGACCTCGTCATCCCAAACAACGCGCAGGTAGGAGCCTCCGAGGGCTGCGCAGATCTCCCCGGACGCGATGAGGGTCCGCTTCATGCCTGCGTCCATGAGGTCTTCGAGTCGCTGCTGAGTGTCCTTGTTCTGGGCTTTCAGCGTGGGTGGCTCGGAGTACAGCAGGTCGCTGCTCGTTCGGGCGATGTCCTTCGCGAGCGGCATGTGCAGGCTCGCGCGCTTCTCGCCGAACGGAGTGGGCTCACCCCAGAACCAGCGGGCTACGCGGCCGACCATGCCGCCGCGGTACTGCGAAGGCCGGTTCTCCGGGGCGCCGAAGCGAGCGTTGTCGCGGTGCCGGTTGCGGTACCGGTACGACAGCCGATCGGGGTTCGCGGCGTACCAGGCGGACCAGTCGGCCATGTCGGCCTGGACCGACGGGTCGATGGGAGGCCAGCGGGTGCCCTTAGCGGGGAGCGGCATCGGGCACCTCCTCCTTGGGCTGCGGGCCCTGCTTCGTCCAGGACCGGAAGTTCCGGGCGTACACCCAGCCGTAGGCCCCGGCGGAGGCGAGGAAGCCGTATTGGCTGGTCGTCAGGGCGTAGGCAATCCAGAGGACTTGAGCACCGAGGCCGATCGCCCATCCGAGGGCGCGGCGCCGGCCAGCGAAGTACAGCCCGGTGACGCCGACTGCAGTGAGGATCCACGACCACCAGGCGATCACGCTGCTACCTCCAGGTTCGCGCGGACCAGCTGCCGCCAGTCGTGCGCCGTGGAGTGGAGGCCGTACCGGAGCGCGTCCACTGAGTGGTCGTCGGTCTTCAGTGGCTTGTCCTCGCCGGCGGCGGCAGCCTTCTCGTCCCAGGCGTACGAGGGGAGCTCGGTGAGCAAGCCTGCGCAGGAGCGATGGACGTACAGCAGGTCGGAGCCGAGGGCCACGGAGACGCTGCGGATGCCGTCCTTGACCTCGTTGTTGGCCTTCGCGACGCCCTGGACGCCGTCGGACCAGAGCTGCGTCATGAAGCTCGCGGCGCTCGGGTCCACGAAGATCCACTGAGGCTGGACGCCTTCGCCACCGCGGTGCTTGTACGTGCCGAGCCACTGCCGTACAGCGAGGCTGTACTGGGCGTCGGTCAGCTGACGTCGCTCCGCGCGGGAGTCGTGCCGGTACTCGGAGGCGACGTACAGCCGGTCGTCCGTCCCGATCCCGATCAACAACGCCGAGAACGGGTTGATCGTGCCGTAGTCCAGGCCCACGCACATCCAGTGCCGGATGTCTGGAAGCGAGTCGACGACGTGCTTGGCCTCGTCGAACATGTCGTAGACGACACCCTCGGCCAGGCACCATTCGCCGAGGACGAACCGCCGGTAGAACAGCCCCTGATATTCGATCTTGAGGTTGGCGACGTAGGCCGGCGGCAGGTACGGGTTGTCGTGCAGGCTGAAAGAGAACCGGTGTAGGTCGAGAGCCTTCGGGTCCTCGGACGCCACCTCGGTACCGTCACGCCGTACGTGCAGGCGCGCGCGGTCCAGGAACTTCTTCTTCAACCAGTGGTTTGGACCCTCAGGGTTCGTGGTGCCGAACCACTGGGCGCCCTCGACGCTGAGGCGGGTGCCGAGCATCGAGAAGAAAGTCTCGGGGAACGTGGTGACCTCGTCGCAGTACGCGCCTGCGAGCGTGAGCCCCTTGATCTTGTCGGCGGCCCGCTCGTCGTTCGCGCCGGCGACGTAGATGGTGCGGCCGAAGATGACGACCTCGCCCGCGCCGGCCTTGAACTTGCACCGCTTCACGCCGACCATCTGCACGATGACGTCGATGATGTTGCGCTTCAGGGTGCGCTCGGTCTTCCCGACCATGAGCAGGGCGCCCGGGGGGCCGGTGCGGATGTAGCGCAGCCACACCATGATCGAGCTGATCGTCTTGGAGGAGCGGACTGCGCCTTCCCACAGGTTCCCGCGGGCGGTGGCGAGCTGGGTGGAGCGGAGCTGCTTGCCCACGAGGGCGTCGTACATGCCCGCCCCCTCAGCTGCCGCCCATCATCCCCTTCAGCCAGGCGTCGACCGCGGCCAGGCCCTCGGTGTCCTGCTCGGCCGGGGCGAGCTTCAAAGACCGGTCCAGCGCGGTCGCGACGACGCCCATCAGGGCCCGCTTGTCGGCTGGCGTCGGCTCCGGGGCCTCGTAGGTGTCGAAGTCGTGGTCCTTGCCGCCCCAGTCGAAGTAGGTGTGGGGTTTGTCGAGCTTCTCCAGCTCGCGTTCGGCGACGTCCTGGAGGCGCTGGGCGGTGGCGGCACGGCGGTCGGCGAGATCTGCGCTGCGGATCTCGGTGGCCTGCCGGACCTCGGCCGCCCGACCGAAGGAGAGTCCCAGGCCCTGGGCGATGTCGCTGATGGTGCGACCGCCGCGTCCGAGAATCTTGGCGATCTCGTTGCGGCCCTTGCCCTCGGCGTGGAGTTCGCGGACGCGTTGGCGTTCGGCTTCGGTGACTGGCTTGGCGGTGCCCATGGTGGGTCACCCCCCTGGACATGGCGAAGGCCCGCACTGTGGGCGGGCCTTCGTGGGTGCGCGCGATGGCGCCATCTATGAGTTTGTGTGTCCGGGCACGCCGGACTTGGAAGAGACTCTACGCCGTGTGATCGGTTTCCGCCCACCTGCGACTCGCGTCACAAAGGGTGGGCAAGGACGGCGGTGGCGCCCCGTGCTCTTGCCGTACGGCTGCGACGTGCTGTTGAAGGGCGGCGCCAGGGTAGAAGTACTCGCTGCGCGGACCGCTCCGCAGCGCAGTGAACTGGTTGTGCCGCTGTGTCTCCAGGGTGCGGTCGCCGGGCTCCAGCGCCAGGATCTCGTCCGGCATCAGCTCGGTCATGCGGTGCCTGATACGGACCGTCGTACCGATCTTGATCAGGGTGCCCCGGCGAATGTAGTAGACCACCGCCTCGTGCTTCTTCCAGCCCGTCTCTACGGCAGCGAATCGCACTGGAGTCGTCGTAGCGGTGAACCGGTGGCGACCGAGCTTGACCGCCGTCTCGATCGTCTCGGCGGTCAGCTCTACGCCTGCCGAGCGCATGTCCGCGAGGACTTCAGCGATGTGATTGAAGGCGGGATCGCCCACGTCGACCATGCGTGAGAGTCGGGCATTTCCCTCGCCATGGTCGTGGATCGGGTTGAGGCACTTCCCGAGCTGGGCACAGATATCCTCGTACACGTCGGCACTCCTTCGAAGTGTCGGCCATGCCCCGGGGGTGTTACAGCACCCGCCGGGGTCTCTGTTTGCTTGTGCCCCAATTCTCCCATAGGGCACTGGCAGTTGGCCCTGCGTCAGACCTTGCAGAAGCCGGATGACTTGAGGGCGGCGTTGATCTTCGCGCCCTGTGCTTCGGTCGTGGTCACGTCCTTGTACGTGAAGCGCTGCGACGCGAGCCAGTCGATCCGGTTCACGCCCGTGTCGTTCAGCGCGGAGCACTGGTTGCGGGCGGCGTCGACTGCCTTGTCCTCGTACCGGACGACGTCGGGGGCCGCCGCGGCCAGGGTGTCGAGGAGGTCTTGCCGCTTCTTGCCAGTCGGCCTCTCGGGGATGCCCGCTGCTTTCCGAGCCGAGCTGTAGTCCGGCGCCGGCTCTTTGTCTGGGCAGGAGCGGTCCTTGTTGATTGAGAAGTCAGAGCCGCCCTCATTCAGGCCGGTGACGGCCGCGCCCATGTTGCCGACTGCGTAGCGGCCGTTCGCCAACCGGTTATCTACGGAGGCTGTCCCCCCTGTCGAACAGTTGATGATCACCCAGTAGCCGGCCTCGACGCTTAGGTCGTTGGTCACGGAGTCGAAAACGCCACGGAGATCTTTGGTGGTGTTGACCTCGACGGTCAGGTTCCGGGTCTTGCCGCGAGCTTCCTGCTTGACGATCTTGTATGGCGGTGCCGCGGCCTTGCTGTCACCGCTGTCGGTGTCACTGGAGCAGGCGGTGAGGCTGAGCGCCGCGACGGCAGCGATGGTGGCGAGGTGAAGGATGCGCATGGTTCCCCCTGGACGCGGTGGCTGAGGGGGCATCATTGCGGCCGCTGTGAGGCTGCTGTGTGGTTGTGTCCGTTCTGTGACGCTGAGTTCGCCCGTGACGGGCGTCAAGACCGTCGTGACGGGCGCGTGTAGGAACCAGGACGGCACGGTGGGGCGTCTGCTTGACGACACCGAGCACAGAGTGAGGAGTGTGGCGTGGGCCCGTTGCAGTGGGGCGACGTTCCGACGGCCGTAGCGGCAGTGTTCGCGGGTGGCGCGGCCTGGTTTGCCTACCAGACGATCAAGAGTCAGCGACAGCAGATCGGCGAGCAGCGGCAGTTCATCGGGGAGCAACTGGGGTTCATGGCTGAGCAGCGGCAGAACTTGGAGTTGGAGCGAGTCGAGCTTCGCGCGGCTGCCGAGGACCGCAGGTGGGCGCAGGCCCGGCAGGTTCGCATGTATCCCAATAAGGCCGGGTGGGAGCCTGACGGGCGTGGCGGCGGCATTGCTACAAACGATCACTGGGTGGTGACTGTCGACAACAACAGTGACGCCCCCATTCATCAGGTTGACGTCAGGTTTGGCACTGCGTACCGAGCGGCCGAGGCGTGCGAGTGGCCCGTGAATAGACGCTACGGGGACCGTGCCGTTTCCCCTGGTGAGCCCTTGCCTCGTCCCGTGTTTCTGTTGGGTCCGGCGAAGGGCGCTCGCTTTACGTCACCGGTCTGGTCTGCAGCTACGGCTCACAACAATCGGCCGACGCTGTTCTTCATGGACGACAGCGGCGTGCAGTGGTCGCTCGACTCTGACGGGAAGTTGGAGGAAACGCCTGCCGATGGCACGTCATAACGGCTATGGCATGACGGGTCAGTCGTCGTTCTCGCTGAGATCGGCCTCGACCATCTTGATCTTGCCGGTGGTCGACAGCTCGGCGCGGAGATGGCGGTCGCTGGGGACGCCGGCCTTGCGCGCGTCCTCGACGAAGGCCGCGAGCTCGTCGAGCGTCATGTTCTTGTCTGCGCCGGTGGCCCGGATCGAGGTTGGCATGGGGCCAGGATGACGTACGAGGGCCCCGCCGCGAGGGGGTTCGCGACAGGGCCCGGGCGTCAGTTGCAGGGGAAGTGGCCGGCGGGGAAGAACCCGCCGCAGGGCGCGCAGTAGTACGTCGCGTGGTCGATGCCGAGGGCGGCGACGAGGCGTCGGATCATGCTTCTTTCACCTGCTCATTGCCGGAGTGGCCGAAGGGCCGATTCTTGATCTTGTGGATCGTCAAGCCGGTGTCTGTGCGATCTACACGCAACCCCTCTTCCGGTCGCCCCCCGTCACCGTTGTTGCCGTTGTTGTTGCCGCCTGACCTGCAACAACAACCGCCCCCGTGGGGGTCGACGGCGGGGGAAGATACGGGCGGGATGGCTTCAGCGCGTACAGCCGGCCCATTCCCCTCTCGCGTACGGCTCGCCTTCCAGGGGATGCCCTCGGCCTCCAGGAGAGCCTTCACTGCCTTCGTGTCGGGGAGCTTCAGGTCGTCGCGGAGGACGGTGAGGAGGACGCCCTTGTCGTCGCCGACGAGACGGTGCAGCGCCTCCACGACGTCCGGCTGCGCAGCCTCTTCCTCGTCTCCGGCGATGTCGCTGCGTCCTTCGCGCCAGGCCTGGAGCTTCTGCCAGCCCAGCGTGCCGAGGATCCCGACGATGACGTAGGCCACCTCCGGGAACACGACCACGATGCGCCAAGCGACCAGGATGCCGACCACAACCAGAGCCACGAGGGAGCCGCGACCGCTCGGCTCATCGCCCTCCCCCGCCTCTTCCTCGGTCTGTTCCTCGAGGGGCTCGTCGTCCTCCGGGCGGCGCTTCACAGGATCCCTGCCACGTAGTCGCCGACCCACGACACGGTCGGCGCGACGATGAAGCCGACAACCCCGGCGATGCTCGATGCGAGGCCGAGGCTGATTCCGGCGAGGATCTGCCGGATGTAGTCCCAGCGGAAGCCTCGCTTGGTGCAGACCGCGATGGTGACGACGGTGATGACGATGATCGCGGCGTGCCCGCCGGGGGTGAGCGCGAGTTGGCTGGACCTCGTCACGTTCGGGGTTGATGCACCGAGGCCGTAGATGAGGACGACGCGGCCGACCTGGTTCGTGCCCCACAGGGACCAGTCGGCGATGGCGCCGATGATCCCGCCGACGGACAGAACAAGCAGCGCTCCGTACGCCAGGCACAGCAGGTGAGGCAGCAGAGCCTGGAGAGCCCTCAGGGAGAACCGCTTCTTGTGGCTGGTCCACCAGCGGGTGAAGTCCCAGGCGAAGAGGGAGAGCCCGGTGGTGACGCCGCCGAGGGAGACGAGTCCGTAGGTGGGGATGCCCAGTGGGGTCATCGGGATGTCGAACGGCATGAGGTCCTCAGTGGAGGATGGCGACGCCGAGCGCCGCGAGAGTGAGGATGAGTGCGACCGTGCCCGTGATCGGGGGGACGTCGCGGAGGGCCAGCCAGGCCAGACCGGCGAGCGCGAGGAGCGCGCACGCAGCACAGAACACGCCGAACACGGCGGTCACGGCAGCGTGGGCTACGCGCCGATGGCGAACGGGGCGGGCGGCAGCTGGGCGAGGTGCTTCTCGTGGGCCTCGACCTCGGTGCGCAGGGTGCCGCGGATGATGCCGTCGGACGGTGCCTCGTAGCCGGCGGCGACCAGGGCGTCGCGCATCGCCTTCGTGCCCGGCCGGGTGGGCGGCACCGTGTCGTACAGCGGTCGGATCACAGCGCAGCGAGGGTCGCTATACGTGATCGTGCGCGGGGGCGCGGGCGCGATTGCGGGTGCGGCCGGGCGGGCCACGATCGGCAGGAGACGCACACTCGCGGGCACGGCCTGCGTCCACGGGGCGGAGGCGGCCGGGAGCGCGGGTGCCTCGGTGGGCACGGGCGGGATGACCGGAGCCGTCGCGGGCGCCACCGGGGCGCTGACGGGCGTCACGATGCGCGGCTGGGCCAGCGCGCGGTACACCTGGCTCATCAACGCGCCGAACGCCAGCAGAGAGGCGACGGGCGGGACGGCAGCGACCACGTAGTCGAGGACCTCGGCGCCCGGGCCAACGCCCGCGATGTTCAGTGCGATCGATCCGCCGGCGCCGAACACCACCAGTCCGATCGCCCACCAGTCGACGCGGCGGGCGAGAGCAGCGCGGAGGATGAGGACTTCGCCCGCGGCGTAGAAGAGGTCGAGGGTGGCAGGCCAGGCCCAGGCGCGGATCGGGTCGTCAGCGAAGCCGTGACGGGCGCCGACGTCGTGGAGGTGCTCGTAGGAGAGCCAGAGGGAGACGCCCGTCAGCAGGAAGATCAGGGCTGCTGCGGTGATGGCGAGGGCCATGACGCCGCGCGGGTGGATGGTGCTGGGATGGGTGGGCGCACTAGGGTGCAGCTCAGCCATAGGAGGTCACTCTCCTGTGGTCAGAGCCCTGGCGGGAGAGTTCGAGTCTCCGTGCTGGGGCTCGTTCATTTGGAGGTGACGCCCTACGGGGGGCATCTGCCGCCTTGACGGTACCGCGCGGGGCGCGGGTGGTGCTACAGGGTCAACGAGGCGCGGCGCCGACGGGCGTCATGACGGGCGCTTAGGATCCGGGCGGGGCTGACATCCCGGATGAATTGATCGAGCTGGAACGTTCCTCTGAAGGGGAGCGGGTGAAGCTCGCTGGCCTCGCTGGCGCGGAGTACGAGGCGCAGTGGAGGAAGTGGTGGGGCGCGGCGGAGGTCTTCCAGGCTGCGGTGACCGAGTGCGCGGCGCGTGGCGATGTGGGCATGTCGCGGTATGAGCTGGAGCAGGCGGCGAAGAAGGCTGTGCGGCATCCCGAGGGGCTGGCCGCGTAGTCCTGCGTTCGGTTCTCGGCTCGACGGGGCGGGGGTCGGATGCTTGAATCGAACATATGAACGAGCTGCCTCCGGATCCCCCGCGCCTCCGCGCGATCCTGGCGCACCTCGACCAGCAGCTCGCCCAGAGCGAGACGATCGCCACCTACCTGCGACTCCAGCGCGACGCCGTACACCGCGCCCTCACCAAGACCGAGCACGCAGCCAGCCCGCAGCAACGCCGCCAGCCGCCCGCGAAGCCGAAAAGCGAGTACGTCTCCGAGCGGGAGATCCACAAAGGGCACCCGCTCGGCTGCACCATCCACGTCGGCGGCTGCGGCATGGTGGCGCGGCCCGTCACCGGACTCACTGCCGAGGAAGCCCGTAGAGCGCTCACCAGGGACGCGCAGTTCTTCCACCCCTGCGAGCTCTGCCGGCCGGACACCGCCTTGGGAATCCTCGAATGACTGGCCAGAGTGCGGGTGCGTACTGCCCGGATGATCCTGAGGGCATGGCCGGACCGATTCGCGTGGTCGTGCATCTGCCGTCACCGACGGGTGGCCGACGAGTGCGAGTGGACGGCGAGATCCTCGGCCTGGCGCACAGCGTCTCCGATGTCGCCGAGTTCCTGCGGCGGGCCGGACTCGAGGTCGATGCGGCCGAGGTAGCGGAGGTGGCGTGGATCGACTGGCGTGGGGGCGGCCCGGAGCAGTGGGCCTCGGAGTCGAACGACTGATCTATCCACATAGGTCAGCGTGGCCCCTGACCTGGACTCCTGTGGATCAACAAGAGGGTTATCCACAGGCCCGCACGGGGCGCTCACGGTCGCCGTACGGTACCGCTCCTGCCGACACAGGAGCATGCGATGACCTACCGAATCGACCTGTCCATCCGCGCGGAAGACGCCCTCGACGGGTTGGCCGACGAGGGCCGACGCGAAGTCATGGAGACGATCGCGTCGGCCTTGATCCGCCGGGACAGTTGGCCGGCTCCGGGTGGGTGGGACGCGGCCCTGTGGTTCGGGCCGCAGTCCTGGATCGTCTTCTCTGCCTACCCGGATGGCATCGACGTGCTGGAGGTCGGCTGGGTTGGGTGACGCCCGTCAGAACTCGTCATCTCCAGGCTGCTCAACATGAGGGGCAGTTGCGGCGCGGTCAGCATGGCGTAGGCCTCGGCGAGGTCGCGGAGAGCGGCGACCTGGTCGGGGAACTTTAGGCCTGGGGCCCGTTACCCGGCGATGGTGGAGTTCGTCCACCCAGCGACCTGGTGGAGAGGGCCCCGCCAGAGCCCCACCTTGCTGGTCGTGCTGCCCGAGATGAAGGTCGCGTCCTTCAGGTGGATGTATCGAACTGGGATCGCCTCATCCTCGACCTCATCGGTTGCCGTCTCTTCGAGGACCCTGGCGATCACCCCTCCAACCCACTCGTTGGCCTGACTGACCTGCTCCTTCCAGAGGGCTTCCCACACCTTGTGCGTGACCAAATGGCCGGTAACCAACCCTCCACTGATGTTGAGGGAGACGCCGATGCTGCTGTTCTCGCCCACCTTCTCCAGGAGGGTAGTCATCAAGACCAAGTAGTAGTCGGCGGTCGGCGCGATCGCCTCCGCGGACTCCTTGGCCTTGATCTCCGCAGGGTTGCTCATGGTTCCTCCGTGCGTGTGAGGCGTTCCTGAGGCTTGTGAGGCTATCCGCTGGCACTGACAGTGACTGGTGTTCAAAGAGTCGCGCGGCGGCGTCGTTCGTGCAGATAGCGTCGAGTAACTCGGCCTTCGCTGAGGTTCAGCAAGTCGCCCGATCCGCCGAGTCCTCGCCGGTCCATTTCCGTCCGCAGCCGCGGCACTTCACGGCGGGGTCCTGGCCGTCGCCGCCCTCGATGCGCAGCACCCCGCGGCAGTGCGGGCAGGGCCGGTCCAGGACTTGGGTGCGGCGGGTCATCTCCAGCGCCTGGTCGACCTGCTCGGCAGCCTGTGCGGCGGCGCTCTCGATGTCGGTGTGCTGGAGGCCGGACAGCTTCCGGAACGGGCCGGGCGCGTCCTCGTAGCGGGCGAGGAGCCAGGCTGCGGCGTACGGCGCCGCGCGGAGGCGCGGGTTGGTCCACGACCAGCGTCGCTCGTCGACCTCGTCCTTCAGGATCAGCGTCTTCAGTTGGAGGGCGATGTCGTCGCCGGGGCCGGCCGACCGGACCTGGAGGTTCAGGCGGGGCCGCTGGACCGAGGAGGCGATCTGGTCGGCGACGTCGACGAGCTGCTGGTCGAGGCTGGCCATGGTGTCGAGGATGGCGATGCGGAGGGGTGCTGCGGTGGCGCCGAGCTGCTCGGGGGAGCGCTCGAGGGCGCGGAGCTCCACGGCTGCTTCGTCGGCGCGGAGGTGTTCGTGGAGGCGGGCGATGCCCATGACGGGGGGCCAGGTGTCGGCCTGGTTGGTGCCGAGGGCGGCCTGGAGGTCGGTCCAGTGGTTGATGAGGTGGTGGAGGTGGTTGGCGGTGGTCATCGTGACTCCTGGGGTTCTCGGGTTACGGTGATCACTGCCGGGGCGCGCTGGTCTGGCGAGACGTGAAGCGCGCCCCTTCCGCATGCTCAGTCGTCGCCGAAGATCACGGTGGCGAGGCCGAACCAGGTGAGGACGGCGGCGATGACGCCGACGATCCCGGCGACTCCGCTGTCGGCAGTCAGGCCGTACGTGACACCTCCGGAGATGCCCCCGAGAGCCAGGCCGAGGAGGAAGAGCGGCATGGTCAGCCCCTCTCGGGGAGTAGGACGGCGAGGGCCTGGTCCCAGTCGGCGAAGCGGACGGCCCGGTCGTCGAGGTAGGCGGTCGCGGGGAGCTTCCGGTTCGTGACGAGGAGGCGATCTCTGTCGTTCCAGAACTCGCAGGTGGCCTCGCCGGGCGGCTCCCACGTGATGTTGAACTCGCCGCGTTCGAACAGCCAGTCCGCCACCTGCTCGGTGTTCCGGCTGGTGTGGATGAACACGGCGTCCTGGTCCATGAGGGCGCGGAGTCCGTCGAGGGCTCCGGGCAGGGGCGGGTCGTAGATCGTCCCGTCGCACCAGCCGAGGCTGTAGGCGTGGATCACGCCGTCGAAGTCCACTGCGATCGTCATGAGGTCTGCCGTCTCCTGTGCTCGATGATCTGCGCGGTCTGGTCGAGGCGTTGGGCGTGGCGGTGCAGTTCCCAGCCGGGGCAGCGGATCACCTTCACGTCCGGTCCGAGGCCTCGGAGGTGCTCCGGGATGTCGGCGTACTGGACGTCGGGGTCGGTGGGTGAGAGTCCGCTGTTGTAGCACCAGGCGTTGAAGCGGGGCTGGTCTGCGGCGAGGACGACGAGGATGGGACGCCCCGTCATGACGGGCCCTCGCCCTCGCTGATGACCGCCTGCCGGAGTTCGAGGAGGCGCTTGTCCCACCAGCGGGCGATGGGCGTCCCGAGGGGCGGCGGTCCGGCCTTAAGCCAGTGCTCGTACAGGTCGATGACGCGCTGTACGTCGGCTTCAACCTGGCGGTGGATGCCGTTGCTGAGGCCCGTCGCGACGGGGGTTCCGGCAGTCGTCATCGCTTCGGCCGCGCTGGTGACCTGATCGTCGAGGGCTGCGTGCACTGCGTCGAGTGCTTGGTCCCATCCCTCGTCTTGCGCGTTGGCCAGAGTGTTGTGGGCCGAGCGGCTCGGAGCCTTCTTGATCGCACGTACGCGGCCGATGGCGGCCTGTGCTTGCTCCAACTCGGGCACGAGGGCCTTCACGTGCCGCAGGTTCCCGGCGGCGACGGCGCGCGCGGTGTCGGCCTCGCGCATCTCCGTTTCGACGTGGTGGCGCAGCGTCCGGGCCTCGTCCTCGGGCAGGGAGCCACCGCGCTGAAGACGGGTGAGGAGGACGAGTAGGGACCCGCGGCGTGTCCACTTCAGTGTTTGCTCCTCGGCGGCGGCCGGGCCAGGCTCCGGGTGGGGTGGGAGCTTGCCGTCGATGTAGGCCTGGCCGATCGCGGCCGATAGCCGCTGGACCATCGTCTCCATGGAGCCCTCGGCCGTACCGCCGTCGATGATCTCCACGCCAGCGGCGAGGCCGGAGAGCATGCCGGAGAAGAACATCTGGGCGGGCATAGGAGAGTTCGCGGTCAGGCTCTTGGCCTCGTCGATCAGGGCCTTGATGTGCGTCCGGACGCGGTCGTTCGGGGTCCGGGCGGGCGGGATCCGGCTCACGTGCTGCTCCAGGGCTCGTTGGCGAGGTCTGAGGTGAAGCGGTGGAACAGGTTCGTGCACCGCCGGCCGTGCGCTTCACCCTCGCTGTGGTCGGCGAGCGCGCAGCACGGGTTCAACGGGGCAGGCTGCTCCCCGAGTACGTACGCCTCCTCCCACGCCTCCTCGGCGAGCGTCCGGTGGTGGGCGCGGTAGTAGGAGCGGGCGAACCAGGCGAGCACGGCGGTGACGTACAGGGTGGCGAGGGCGGCGTACGGGAGGGCGGGGGCGAGGTAGGCGCTGGTGGCCGCTGTTGTGGCCGCGCCCAGGGTGAGGGCGCGGGCGGTGCGGCGGTGGGCGGTCACCGGCTGAACACCCGTCGGGCGAAGCGTCGGGCGCGGATCGGGCCGTACGCCCAGCCCGGGCGCCGGGCACGCCGCCGGAGGGCGCGGCCGATGGGCGGGAAGTCTTCGCCGTGGTGGCCGCAGAGCAGGGCGCTGATGGCGATGACGAGGGTGATGTACGGGATGACGCCCGTCATGACGGCTGGCCGGGGTCGTGCTGGCGGGCCTCGGCCGCGAGCCACTTCGGCCAGCCTGCGGGGTCGCCGGTGAAGTGCCGGCCGACGCTGTCCATCGGAACGCGGGCGTCGCCCTGCATCCACCAGCCCTTGACGTAGGCGTGGATGCGGCCGAGCTGACCATCCGAGGCCGCGCGGTAGGTGAGCGTGATCTCGCGCGGTCGGATGGTGCGGGTCTCGTTGTACTCGTCCGGTACGTCGGGTCGGCCGCGTACGGCGTAGACGATGGAGATGGCGATCGGGACGTCCAAGGTGGCTTTGTCGAGGGCCTGTTGGGACGGCCAGGTGGCGGTCGGGATGGCGGGGTCGCTGACCATGCGGAGGAGTTCGCTGGCGGCTCGGGTGACGCCCTCGGCGGTGCGCTGGCCAGCGTCCTCGTAGACGGTCGGGAAGAGTGTGGTGCGGAGGTGTTCGGATGCAGCGGCGAGGGTGGCGCCGCGGAGTTCAGCGCGCTCCTGGGCCCTGGCCTCGCGGATCTTCTGTTCCAGCGGGGCGATAGCGGCGCGGGTCTTGGCGGTGGTGTCCTCCTCGTCGGGGAGGTTGCAGGCGACGTAGCCGAGGAGGCCGTCGAGGGCGGCGGGGCGTTCGGGCATCGGTGCTCCTGGGTGGTGGGATGGCGGGGTGCCGGCCGCCCGCACTGCTCGCGGGCGGCCGGGCCCGGTCAGACGTGGCGGAAGGTGATCTCGGCGAGTTCGGCGCGCGCCTCGGCGATGGTTTTGCGGCCGTTGGCGAGGTCGCCGATGAGGCCGACGGCGTGGTACTCGCCTTCGTCGGTGGCGTCGCTGAGTCGTGCGGCGATCTCGGAGATCAGCTCCAGAACGTCGCTGTCGGAGTCGGTCTCCTCGTCGTCCTCGGGCTCGTCGTCCTCGTCCTGGTCGTCGTAGAGCGTGCTGGTGCCGCAGCCGCAGGCCTCAGCGAAGGTGCAGGTACACACGGTCTCGCCTGGGCTGACGGGCTGTGACGGGTCGTCAAGGGCCGCGAGGACGGCTGACGGCCACAGAGTGTCGGCGTCGGTCGGCTGGCCATCTGTGCCCGGCGCCTGAGCGGCCTCGGCGAGTGCACGAACGCTGGCGATCACGGCCTCGCGCTGGTCGAGGTCGCACACGTCCTGCGGGTGCTCGATGAGCGCGTCCAACTGCCTGCG